CTGCATCCATCTGGATATGCAGTGAACCCTCTTAATCTATGTGCGTAAGATGCTAAAGTATTAGTGAAGTCATCAACTGTATCTTCGTTATTAAACTTTGATCCCCATGATGGTAAGTTAATTGTTGAACTAATACTCATATCTACATAGTCTTGCACATCAGCTTGGAACTTAATCCTTCTCTCATAGTCATCTGCTAGATCTAATGCAGACTCTATCTTCTCAGGATCAGCACCATACATATCTATTAACTCTTGTGCAGCAGAGTCTATAACATACTGATACTTCCAACGAGTACCACCACGTAGATACCTACGCTTGTATGCCACTGCAAATATTGGCTCTATGCCACTGGAGCTACCAGCGAGTATAGAAATAGAACCAGTAGGAGCGATAGCCCTGTTCGCAACTGGTCTGGATATAGATAACTCATCAGAAAATTTCTTACTTGTGTTATCACTAACCCCTTGATATATCGATAACCATCTATGTAATGTTGGGGTAACTTCATACTTCTCTCCACGTTTTACCAACCATTCATGCATACCCATTAGTCCTAAACCTAATCGTCTATTCTTCTCTCTAGTTCTATATACCTGTTCATATGGTAGCTCTGCACGTAAAGTACCACAAATTAAGAATTTAGTAGCAAGTTCAACGACTCTAGCAAGCTCTTGAAGTGAATCAATGCGTCCAAGATTGACACTACCCAGATTACAAACATCACTGTCATCAGCAGAAGTAACTTCTGTACAAGCATTTCTCAGGGTATCCTTTTCATTCTCCATGAAGTTAAAGCTAAATCCTGGTTCAGCTGATCGAAGTGCTTGCTTTACATTACTCTTAAATACCTCACCAACATCTCCTGTCTTCCAGTAATTTAATAACCATTCGGTGTCATAGTTTACGCTGATGTTAGTCATATCTAGAGGTGCGCGAAAGTTAAAGTCTTGCTCCTTGATCTGTTTAAGAGTGTACCCTGTATCCCCGACAGGCATTGTATCCCAATCTTTTGCTGTAAGGAAACTGGGAATATCATTGTGCTTCCAATGTAACGAAGCATACATGGCAGATCTGCGTGACCCACCTTGCATTACATTAGCACCTATACTATTAATCATTTGCATTTTAGGAATCGGTCCAGAAGACAGACCACCTGATCCACCTAGCTTTCTACCTGACTCTCTGTACACAGAATAGTCTACTCCGATTCCACCTCCTGTCATCAAGCATGATTCAGACTTCCAACTAAGATTGGCCCAATCTTCTCTGGTGTCTTCTTCTGCTTTTAACAAGAAGCAGTTATTGTAAAATCTTTTTTTTCTACCTGCATAGTAAAGATACCTACCACCTGGAACAAACTTTAGATCTTTAATATACTTTTGTAGTTCTCTACGTTCTTCTTTATTCATTAAAGCTTCTTCATCAGGACGTAGATCACCACATACATCTTCAACTAGTACTCTAGCCAACTGCTCCCATGTATCACAACCTGTATGAGCATACTTTAAATTAAATATATCTTCTGAAAATTTTGAACGAAACATTGGGTTCATGTTGGATTTAAATGTCATCGATTATAACCTTTATTTTAGTGATGT